AAAATATATGGAGAAGGGAAATCAAATTTCACTTTGGGAATTGCTTTTTAGCGGACAGATAGTTACTAATGTTTTTTTGGTGGTTATGTTTGTCCTTGCAGTGGTTGTTTTGTATTCATTTTTCGAAAAATATCTATCACTAAAATCGATGGATACAGAGGAAGATGATTTATTGGATAATATAGCAGACTGCCTGTATGACCACCGCCTTGATTCCGCAAAGGATTTGTGCAAAAGGATTTCTTCTCCAGAAGCTAGAATAATAAGAAAAGGACTAGAAAAAATAGACAAATCTTCGCTGGAGATGCTCGTCACGATAGTCAATCAGAGAGAGATAGAAACCATCCAGCTGCGAAAAGACCTTTTTAAATTTAGTCTTTGGGCAAGGGTGGTTTTATTCTTGGGAGTTTTAGGAACGGGTATTTCTATTATATTGTTTTTTTCAGAAGGTTTTTCGGATTTGTCTGATGAGAGATTTTACACCTCGTTTTTCCCTGTCAGCATCGGAGCTTTGTTAGGAGGGCTTATTTATGTATTTAAACTGATTTTGGGTTCACTGACATATAGAATAGAACTGGCACTGAAAATGGGAGAAAACAAATTTCTGGAAATTATAGAAGAAATCAAAAACGCGAATTAAGATGAATAAGGTAAAAAGCATAGGATTTACAGCGCTTATCAGCATTCTATTTGTAGGAGTGCTACACATTATTCCTATAAATAAAAAGCAAAGAGAAAAAGATGAATTGGCTAAAAATGTTCCGATAGAGGAGGATTTGGAATTTCGTGATTCTCTGGTTCAAAACATTTCGGTAGATCCGCCAGTTATAGAAGAAGTTCAAAATATAGAACCACTTCCGCCTCTGCCTTCGGAAACACCTAAAAAAAAGGAAGTTCCTATAGAAAAGCCAGTTGAAACCGCGAAAGAAGAGCCTGCCGCTCCACCAAAAGAACCAGCTGCAAAGGAAGAGGTGAAAAAAGAAGAACCTGCTAAAAAAGAAACAAAAAAGAATATTGCTGACACGAAAACAGCAAAAACTCAAGAAGCAAACGCTAAAAAAGAACCTGAACCAAAGAAAGAAGTCGTAAAAGAAAGTAAAATAGGTGTTGACAGAAAACTGATTTCGGGAATTCCAGGGACTAACAATTATAAAGGAAAACTCCCTGGTAACAATGTAAAAGAAAAAGGCTCTATCACTATTTCTTATGTAGTGGATGCGAATGGGAATGTGATTTCCGCCCAGAGAGTAGGGGGGCTGCGTTCTCGTAATGCGATAAATAATGCCATCACAATGGTCAAAAAACATGTGAAAGCCGAAAAAGGTAAAACACAATCCACAGGAACATATACGATTGAATTTAAATAAGCAATGAAAATTGCTTATTTTTTTATTGTAATTTTAAAAAGTAGAATCTTTCTTTTGGCTTGGAACAAAAATTACTTATCAGAATTTATAATCGGCAAAAATAGTAGTAAATAAAAAAGGCGGATAAAATGGATTTTTGAGATTGAAAAAATAGGTTTTTATATTCTTTACATCTGACAACTATTTGTTATTATTCTATACATTTTTTACTTTTGAAGTATGGAATTATCAGCAAATATGAAAGGTAAAAGAAGAAATACACTACTTCGTTATAAGAGTATTATGGAAGAATTTGATAAACATTATCACCCTGGTATTCCAATAACTGTTATATATAAAAAATATATTTATCCTAAGTTTTTTATTTCCCGAGATACTTTATATAGGATTTTCAATACTCAAATAGATGAAGAATTAGAAGAATTAGGATGTGATTGCTAACAGAATTCAATTTCATTATAAAGCGCCCCATTAATTTTATTATAAAGCCCCATTAAAATTACTTTAATGGGGCTTTAAATTTGTTTTAAACTTTCTTTAAACTTTTGCAGAAACGATAGCTCCTATACCTTTATTTCGGATTGGTAAAGCAATAAAACGCTTGTCAAAGCCTATTACTGTTCCTCTCAGTTCTGGGTCATTCATTCGTTCATACATTTTAAAACTTCCGTCTGCTTTCATTACTTCATCAGCCGAGAAAGCAAAAGAGCAAAATGTATCTGTGCCTGCTTTTACCTTTCCAAAAGGCTCTTTTTGTAGTGTAGTAGCATTATAGATAGGATTTTTTGTAAACTCTAAAATATTAAACCCTGCAAAGCGTTTAGGCTGACCATTCACAAAGTCTGTAATATCCTTGAAACTCTTTAAATCAGTTAAAATTAAATCCTCTGTATGGCGTGGGTCTAATACTAAAAATCTTCTATCAGCTGGAATATCCAGTATATCAAACTTTCTTTTAAGTTTTAAAATATCCTCCACTCTTAGCCTTTTGTGTCCCTCTCCGTTATTGTCTCCTGTGGTTGCAATTACTGGCGTAAAATCGCTGTCACTATCGGGAGCAAAAGCGTGAGCTGCTTTGGTTGCTGTTTTTGTCTGTAATGCCATTTTGTGACCATAAATTACACTATCCATTTTATCATAAGATAATTCAATAGCTTCGGGGTTTCTTACGAGAGTGTTTTCTGTCTCGAACAAATCCAATTCAAAGGAAAGTGCTGTATCATCTCTTTGAGAGACACTTATAGGATAAGTTCTATTATTTATCAATACTTTGGGGTCAAAACCCGTTTCTGCCATATTGATAATATCATAATCTACGAACTGCGAAAAGTCCTTTGCATAACTCAAAAAAGAGACTGCTGGATAAAAATTTTTCTGAATTTGGTCTGTCCAAATTTGCTTGTTTAATGTACTCATTTTAATAAAATTTATTTAGTTATTATTTAGTTAAATCCTGGTGTATTTTGGTTTTTATAGGTTTCATCTACGAGCCTTTGGTATAGTTGCGGGTCTTTTTCCAGTTCATCAGGTGCAAACTTTCGGTACTCTTCTAATCCCCAATCTGTTTTACTTTTTCCGCTCTTATTTGCCGCCTCTCGTCTTGCATCTTCTATCTCTTTAATTGGGCTGAATGTTTTTATTGGATAAGTTCCAAAAACAGCTGTAATAAGGTTCTTTTTTGCTTTATAATAGTTTTCTGCAAAAGCTTGTTTTTGTAAATCTCTCAAATGCTCAGGTATTGCTTTGCGCTTTACAGCAATATCTATTAAAGCCTCTGTTTCTATCTCTCTATCTTCATCTACTTTCTCCTTAAACTCTAAAAGATTTATAAATTTATTTCTTAAAGAAATTACATTTAAAACTATGTTTTTAAAACTTTTATCATCTTTTAAAAATAATATTTCTGAAAGATTTTCTTGAGCTAAAATCTGGTCAAAATAGAGAGTTGTTATTTCTGTTGTATCATAGAGTTTTAAGGCATTGGGATTGCTTCCCATGTCTACAATAGAGATTTCAAAAAGTCTGCATTTTTCTAAAACTCCATTTTTTAAATCCTCCTTTTGGTAGGTAATACCAATACTTGCACCTCTTAAAAAGCCTTTTTCTACTTGTCTTGCTACTTCCCCTCCTTTCTCGCTTTCTGTGTCAAAAACAGCATCAGCGTAAAGTTTGCCGTCTTCTTTTCTGATGTTCTGCCACATTCCTATAATGGTAGGTCGCTCGTGCATATAGAGCATTATAGGGTTTTTCTCAAATTGTGTAATATCTATGCCCTCTGTGAGGACTTTGAACCCGTGAGAGTTATCGCTCTCATCACTGACTAAAAATGTGTGTACTTTACTCATTTTTTATATTTATAAATTAGTTACTTCCTGGAATGATATTATTTCTCTAAAATCTTTATTTATGATAGAATTTTTAAACTTTTGCACATTGGGGCAACTTTTCAAAGCTTCTTTTATCCCCCTGTTTAATTCTTCAAAATTGATTTCTTTTAAGTTAAAAAAAACTATCATTTGCGTTTCTGTATTACTTTTCAAACCTATATTGCAAACCATAGCATTTTGAAATTTGCTATCTTGTTTTTGTATATTAGTTTTCATCTTTATTGTATTTCTTGGGTTAATAATTCTCTTTGTATAATTCTTTTAAGTCTTCGTAAATCATCTATAAATCTTGCTGTTCCTCCTGCTGTGGTTACTTCTTTTGGGCTGAGTTCTTCAAATATTTTCTTTATTAAATCCTTGTCGGTTATTCCATTGGCTTCGCAAATCATCTCTACATCTACCAGCCTTGCCCCAACTATATCATTTACAAACTTTCTCCCAAATCGACTATCTATTTCATCAAATCCGAGTTTGCTGTATTTTACCCCTTTTTTTATTGTTTTTTCGAGGTTCTCCGTTCCTGCTATAATTACCCCTATCTCGTCCTCTAATTCGTTAAATAAGGTAATAAACCAGCGTAATGCAGAGGGTTTGAGTTTGTCTGCTTCATCTACAATCAAAAGAGGCTTTTTATCTTTCCTTTTTGCAAAGAATGAAATTACTTTCATTCCCAAATTATCTATACTTATGTGTCCTTTGCCTGTATCTACTCCTAAAATACGGCAAAGCTCTGTAAGAAAGTCTCTTTTACCCCATTCTCGGGCTTGGATATAAAATACACTCTGTTCTTTGTTCCGTTCTGAAAAAGCTTTCAAAGTCGCTGTTTTTCCGCTTCCTGCTTTACAGCTGATAAGGATAAACATTTGTCTGTTTTTCACTGCTTCCGCATAAGCTGTAATATGCTTAAAGGTTAATGTTTCTGTAATGTTCCAGCGCTGGGCACTAATCTCTAATTCGTGGGCTACTTTCTGCCACATTGCGGGCTTTATTTTGTCCCACTTCTGGTTAATCATCTGCGAAATTGTTGCCCCTGAAACTCCGACCTTTACAGCAACTTGTTCATAACTGCCTAATCGCTTTTTTTCTTCTTGGATTGCTTGAACAATCTCATTTTTTTGTACATTTGTCATCTTAATTATGGTTTAATTATTCTTTAATCTTTATTGGGATAATTAAATATTGAATGAGGTAATAACCTTGTTTGCATTAAATTCATCGGGGGAAGAGCTTGCAATATCGTCTCCCGATGCTTTTTGTAGAGGAATTATAAATGTATTGTATTCATCCTCAAAGGCGTTTGCTTCTTCTTTCTTGGTGTGTATCCCCATTAAAAGGGCTTCCTCTCCAACTCCTGAAATTATCCTGTTAAAATCTGCTTCCTGCATTTCTTTTATTCTTCTTTGTCTTGCTTTTGCTTCGGATATTCTTCCTAATTCTGCATTTGGACCGTATTTTACTATCTTTTTAAACTCTGATACACTGCAAAGAGATATTAAAAAATTATCCTGCTTTCTCCATAAATGCACCTCGCTCAAATCCTCCATATCATACGAAACTACTACTCTTTGACCTTGATAATTTGAAATAATATTATAGTCTTTTTCACTTATCATATAATGGAATTTTACCCCCATTACTTCAATATGAAACTGTCCGCTGTTGCGTATAGTAGTCTCTATTTTTCTATCAAACAGCATTGAAGTTTGTAGTTTACTCACTTCTATTGTGTTTGGTTTTTCACTCTCTTGGTGCAGTTCCTTTGGTGTCTTATGGAAATTCTGATGTTTACGGCTGTATTCGGAATATTTTAAATCCCTCCATCTCTCTATAAGTCCCTCGCACTCTTCAACAGCTTGAATAAGGTCAAAACCTGCTTTTTTACTCTCTTTTTTGAGCTTTTCCAAATATTCAGGGCTTCGGTGGGCGTTGTCTCTTGTAGAGGTTATTCCCTCGCCATAATAGTATTTTGAACCTATTAAGACTACATTTTGAAAAGTCCCGAACCAACGCTCTACGCTTGCCTTATCCGTTGCTAAATGTGTAAATCTTATCTTTACTCCCAAAGACTCCAAACGCTCTATTAAAATCTTATTTTCGGGGGTATTGTGTCCAGGAAATTTATCCGTTACAATCTCATAAGGTAAATACCCCGCTTGTTTCACTGCCATTTGTAGAGCCTTTGCAAAGCTGATTTTATTCTCTGAATAAGTGAGATTATACCCCAATATATCCCCGCTCATTACATCCCGAACAACAACAGCCATTAGATGCTTTTGTATCTTATTTCCCTCGTTATCTTTTGTTTCGTGGGCTATCATGTTTATTCTCGTTGCGTCTATCTGCCAGCAGTCCCCCGCATATAAAGCATCTTCAAAAGGAATATAGGAGCGGTAAATATTGCTCTTTTTACTACTTCCAAAGCGTTTTTCAGCAGTTAAAAAGTTGGTCAAAGGTTTTTCAAAAATAGTTTCTCCGAACCAGCGTATTGACGGCTTTTTTCTTCCCGTTCTTTCGCACGCTTTCCATACTTCCCGAATAATATACATGTTAGAAAAGTTCGCCCCGCTGGCTCTTAAATACAGTGTCCAAGCGAATAAAACAGGGTCTGTATACTGTAAACTGTTCTGCATTCCCTTTCTTGGCTGATATATAATATCCGTAATACAGTGGTCTGTTTGTTCCAAAATATTTACTTTCTCCTTTAATCTCAAAGGATTACAGGGAAGATAAGGAAGTTTATTTTTTTGAAGTATAATGCTTAAATCATTATACAATTTGCTTTTTGTTCCTGGATAAATATTTTTTCTTTCCATCATAAAAGCCACTGCACTGCATGCCTTTGCTAATGACTGGCGCTTGACCTCTTCTGTACCATTGTAATAACTCAAATACTCCTTATAATGCTCATTTATGTAAGTATTAAAGTCGTTCTCTAAGTTTTTGATATTGGTAGTAGTCGTTTGAGTTTTCCACTCTTTTTTGAGGGTTTCTTTATCTCCAAAAAGCGAGCGGTAGTGCGTAGGGGCTCGGTCTGGAATATTATCTATACAATAATAAAAGCCGTTATTTACCTTTGCCCAGCGCCATGATTTGCCCGTATTAGGCAGATAGGTTGCCTTTAAATAAGTTCCTCGTACACTGTCTTTATATTTTGAACGAACTTTTTTTAAATACTCTTCCGAAACTCCGCAAACTTCCATTATCAGCCGTTGAGAAAGCCAAACACTCTCTTTACCGTCCTTTTTCCTTACGATAACATCGTTTGCTAATAGGTTCATTTTAACAATATTGTTTATCTAAAACTTTTTGAGAAATATTATTTATAATTTTTTCTCGTTCTATAATAATTTGATACATTACTTTTACTGTTTCTTTAACTCCTCTCACATATCTTGTTCTTGCAGCGTATGGAGATATATTCAACACCTTTGCTAGTGTTATAATATCCCCAGATTGTCTGTGTTTTTCACAGAAATGATACATTTCTGATAATGTTAATGCGTCTTCCATGATGTTTTATTATCTAAATATTTATGCAAATATAATGTATGAAAACTAAATATTCAAACATTTTGAATAAAAAGTTTGTATTTTTTGTTTTCAAACATTTTTTAAATTAAATAAGCCACTATTTATCAGTGGCTTATTTAATTTTTATTTAGATAAAATATTTTACAAATCAATGAATTCTCTAAATGTATTTATTGTATCATTTATATATTTTTCATTATCGCTATTATGAATATCATAATGCTGTATCTCTTCAATTATATCATTTAATTTCTCCCCCCCGAAAAAGTCAATCCCAAGAAATCTTCTTTTGTCATTTACTCTAAATACACCTAAATTCATAGATATTGGCTCTATAATTCTTAATTTATGAGACATATTTAATAAAGTATCATAACCTTCAAAACCTACAAACTCAAATAATTCTTTTATTTCAAGATAGGGGCTATCTGTTAGAAATTTTGGAGCATCAGGAAGCTCTGCTTTTATTAGCTTACTAAAATTTTCATCAAAAATATCCCAAAATGATTTTGAGTATTTGGATACATTTTTACTTGTTACAGGGATTTTTTCATTTTCTAATATGTTAATAGTATATTCTATATCATGACTACAATTATTTAAAAATTCTTTTTCATATAAAATATCTAATATAGAATCATCTACATATTCAAATAATGTTGAGGGAGCTTTAAATTTTAAAACTTTTCTGTTATATATTACTTGAACATATAGGGGATATAATCCACCTACTTGCTTTAAATCTTTATTAGGATAATATTTTATTGTTATTTTCCCCATCTTTTTTATTACTTTTGTTTAAATGTTTAGATTATTAGACAAAAATAATAAAAAAATAAATTACGCTCAAAAAGGGTAACGAAAAGGGTAACCTAAAAGATAAGATTTAAAAGTAAAGAAAATAAACCGATGATTTTAGATGTATTCTTTTCTCTATTTTTCCTAAAATCCCCTAAAAACAGGGTTTTAAATGATACTTAGTATTATTTTCAAGGGTGTTTTTTAGCAAAAAAACTATACCAAAACTATACATAATTATACATAGGATTTAGCCATTTTTTTGGCTTTTTTCTTCCTATCTCCTTTATTTATAGTATTTTAGAGTATTTTCTGTCATTTCTTTACATCTCTATTTTCCATTTAATAATTTAGAAATACCTTTTTATAGAAAAGCGTATTTTTTCTATGAAAAGTTCATATTGAATCAAAAA